CGGCCGGGAATATCGGCTACGAGCAGTTGGGTCGGCCGGATATCGCGGAGGCGATTGCCGGGGCCAAAGCCAAGCGCTCGGAGAAGACGGGCATCAACGCCGAATGGGTGCTGAAGCGTCTCGCCGATGCCGCCGACGCTGACCTGGCTGACCTCTACGACGATGCCGGTGCTCTGAGGCCCGTGAAGGAGTGGCCCCTCGCCTGGCGCAAGGGACTGGTCGCGGGTGTGGAGGTCGAGGAGCTGTTCGAAGGGCGAGGTGAGGATCGCGAGCTCATTGGCCGCGTCCGGAAAGTGAAGATCGCTGATCGAACGAAGCACATCGAGCTCATCGGCAAGCATGTCGACGTTCAGGCGTTCAAGGAGAAGGTCGAGCATGAGGGCGCTCTCACCCTGACGCCGATCATCGAGATCAATGGCAAGTCAGGCTGAAGCCAGGATCAAGGCCGACTTCCATCCAAAGCAGATGGCGGCCTACGAAAGCACCGCGACCGAGATCTTGTATGGAGGCGCTGCCGGCGGCGGCAAATCCCATCTGATGCGACTGGCGGCCATCATCTGGTGCGCTGCTATCCCCGGCCTTCAGGTTTATTTGTTTCGCCGCATTCGGGACGATCTGATCAAGAACCACATGGAAGGGCCAAGTGGTTTCCGCGCCCTCCTGGCGGGCTGGGTTGCCTGCGGCTTCATCAAGATCGTCGAGGACGAAATCAGGTTCTGGAACGGCAGCAGGATCTATCTCTGCCACTGCAAGGATGAGAAGGACCGGTTCAAATACCAGGGCGCGGAGATCCACGTTCTGCTGATCGACGAGCTCACGCACTTCACGGACAAGATCTATCGCTTCCTCCGCAACCGCGTCCGAATGGTCGGCGTCGTCGTCCCGGAGCGATATGCGGGGCGGTTCCCGCGCATCATCTGCGGCGCCAATCCCGGCGGCATCGGCCACCAGTTCGTCAAGGCGACGTTCATCGACGGCGCAAAGCCGATGAAGATCTATCGGGCCCCGCCGAGCGAGGGTGGCATGCTCCGCCAGTTCATCCCGGCGCGTCTTGAAGACAACCCGAGCATGAACGACAACGACCCGGGATATGAGGATCGTCTCGCCGGCTTGGGCTCTGAAAGCCTCGTCCGCGCCATGCGCTATGGCGATTGGGATATTGTCGAGGGGGCGTACTTCGACAACTTCCGGAAAGACCGGCACGTCATCAAGCCGTTCACGATCCCAGAGCACTGGCTGAGGTTTCGGGCTGGCGACTGGGGGAGTGCCTCGCCGTTCTCGTTCGGCTGGTATGCGGTGGCCTCGGAAGACTTCATTGCCGGCCCCGGCGTCGTCATCCCGAAGGGCGCTTTGGTTCGCTATCGGGAATGGTACGGCATCGCGACGGACAAGGAAGGCAAGTTCGTCCCGAACGTCGGGATCAAGCTCAACAACGGCTTGATCGGAGCAGGCATCAGGGAGCGCGATCGTGGTGAGCCAATCGCCTACGGCGTGCTCGACCCTGGATGCTTCGGCGAGTCGGGCGGTCCTTCGATCGCCGAGCAGATACGGCATGGAACCGATGGGACTGACGGCGCAACCTTCCGCCGGGCGGACAACACCCGCGTCGCCCAGCGCGGCGCGATCGGAGGCTGGTCGCAGGTTCGGACACGTCTCGATGGTGACGGCGACGGCCGGCCGATGCTGTTCTTTTTCGAGAACTGCGTTCACGCGATCCGGACCATCCCGGCTCTTCAGCATGACGAGGACCGGCCTGAGGATCTGAATACCGACATGGAAGACCACGCGGCGGACGAGGTCCGTTACGCGTGCATGTCTCGCCCTTGGCAGAGGGTGGCGCCGCCGCCGCCTCTCCCCAAGCCGAAGCCCGGCCAGGTGCTGCTGCCGCAACCGCCAGCCCCGCGTTCTGGCGTGAGGATCAAGCTCTGATGTCAGACACTCCTGAACCCGACGACGCCGACGACGTCGCCGAGGGCAAGACGCCGCGATCTGCGGATTCTTGGCTCAAGGCGATTGAGAGGGCGCAGCGCGCCTTTGAGCCGTACCAGTTGCGATGCGATGGCGTGGACAAGCTCTATGCGTGCCTTGAGCATCTGGCGAACACCGGCCGCGACCGTGAGTTCCAGATGTTCTGGGCGAACATCGAGGTGTTGAAGCCGTCGATCTATTCACGGCCTCCGGTGCCGGTTGTCGTGCCGCGGTTCAAGGACGGCAAGGCGGTCAATCGCGTTGCGTCGGAGCTGCTTGAACGGTCGACGGTCACCGGTTTCGAGATGACGGACATCAACTCCGTCATGAAGCTCATCCGTGATGATCTCGTGATCAATGCTCGCGGCGTGTCGTGGGTGCGGTACGAAACGAAGAAGGAAGCCGGCGGAACCTCCGAACGCGTCTGCATCGAGCACGCCGACCGCAAGGATTTCGTCCACGACCTTGCTCGCAAATGGGCTGAAGTCGACTGGGTGGCCAAGCGGTCCTGGCTGACCAGATCGAAGATGCGCAAGCGCTTCGGCAAGATCAGCGGCAAGACCTATCAGTCGGCCACCTATGCCGTTCGCAAGGACGACAAGGATAATGGGGCCGACGATGGTGCCAGCCAGGCGGCTGTCTGGGAAATCTGGTCGAAGTCGGCGAACAAGGTGTTCTGGGTCGCGGAGGGCTGTGACAAGATCCTGGACGAGGACAAGCCGCACCTGACGCTTGAGGGGTTCTTCCCCTGTCCGCGCCCTGCCTATGCCACGCTGCAGCGCCGTTCGCTGATCCCTGTGCCAGACGTCTCGTTCTACAAGGACCAGCTTGAAGAGGTGAACGAGCTGACGGCTCGCATCGCCACGCTGACGGAAGCGGTGAAGCTTCGCGGGTTCTATCCGGCCGGCGCCAGTGATCTCGGCGACGCGATCGAGGCTGCGGTGAAGAACCAGGCGGACAACGTCATTCTCGTCGGCGTGTCGAACTGGGCTGTCACCGGCTCGGCAGCCGTCAAGGACTCGATCGTCTGGCTCCCGCTCGACATGGTGGCCACGGTCATCAAGAGCCTGATCGAGCTTCGCCGGCAGATCATCGACGACATCTATCAGATCACCGGCCTCAGCGACATCATGAGGGGGGCGACGGTCGCGAGCGAAACACTCGGCGCCCAGCAGTTGAAGAGCCAATATGGCTCGATCCGCATCCGCGACCGTCAGGAGGAGCTGATCCGTGTGGCGCGCGACCTGACCCGCATCGTCGGCGAGATCATGTCGGAGAACTTCTCTCCGAAGACTCTGCTCGACATGAGCCAAATGGACATCCCCAACGACGCCGACATGGCGCGTCAGATCAAGCCGCTGGAGCAGCAGGCCAGGCAGATAGAGGCCCAGATCAGGCGGGAGCTCGCCGACCCGGAGACCAAGCAGCTTGCCGCGGAGAACCCTGAACAGGCGCAGCAGATCATCGAACAGGCTCAGGGGCAGGTTCAGGCTCTTCTGTCGCAGGCCGAGAAGCTGCGCGAGATCCCAACGGTCGAAAAGATCATGGATCTACTGCGCGATCAGCGCCTTCGCCCGTTCGCCCTGGACATCGAGACGGATTCGACGATCGAGCCCGATGAGAACGCACAGAAGCAGAGGGCGACCGAATACCTGACGGCCATGGGCGGACTGCTCGCCCAGGCAATGCCGGCTCTGACACAGATGCCGGAAGCCGGGCCGCTGCTGGGAGAGACGATCCGCTTCGCTCAGCAACAATTCCGCGTTGGCCGGCAGATGGATCAGATCGTCGAAGAGTTCGTGGAGAGCCTGAAGGCCAAGGCAGCGGGAGCGGGACAGGCACCGGACCCGGCTGCAGCCGCTGCCCAAGCGAAGATGGCCGAAGATGCCAAGAGCGCCGAGGCAGATCGCCAGATCAAGCTGAACGATGCCGCGATCCGCAAGCAGGAGAGCGAGGTCAAGGCGGCGAAGGACATGCAGGCAGTCCAGGAGCGCCAGGCGGTTGCGGCGCATGAAGAGAAGTCCCGCGCCGAGGATCTGGACATGAAGGCGATGGAAGCCGCCATCAAGCGGCAAGCCCTTGAGGATGAGCGCCAGGCGGCTGCTGAGCGTCATCAGCAGGAGATGCAGGCCGGCGAGCTCAAGCTCGAGATCCTGCGCGCTCAATTGGCGAAGATCGTTGCCGGACCTGTCGGCGGGCTCGCGGGGAACACCGTTGCGGGAGCTGCCTGATGGCTCGTGAGTCCTTCGTGTTCGATCGCGCAACCGGCGAGCTTGTGGATCGAGACGAATTCTATGCGCGCCAGCCGGCGCCAAAGCGCTCGGGTCTCGCCGCTCCAATGATCATCGGCGACACGATGCCGGAAACGCAGCACCCCTGCACCGGCGAGTATCTGACTAGCAAGTCGGCCTTTCGCGCGCTGACGAAGGCTCATGGCTGCATCGAGGTCGGCAACGACCCGGCGCGGCTGCGCCCCCGCCAGCGTCCCAAGGCCGACAAGAAAGCCATTCGCGACAGCATCGCGAAAGCCCGCGCCCGCTTCAATCGCGGCGAGCGCGTGAACCCCAAGTAGCCACTCCCTCAGACGGAACACCTCCATGTCAGATTTCGACGGTGGCGCGAGCGCGCCGGCCGCTAGCACGCCTGCGTCCAATGTGGACGGGGCCGACGTCGTACAGACCCCCAACCCGGTTGCCACGGAACCGCGCGCGGCTCCCGAGCCCAAGACGGAACCGGAGCCGAAGAAGGAAACCCCTTCGGCCCGCGAGGCCCTTCGCAACGCTCGCGAACGCATCGATGCCCGCGAGAAGGATACTGGCGAGGGCAAGGCGACCGAGCAGCCCAAGCCTGTGAG